CCCGGCGTTCACCGAGAGCTTCGGAGGCAGCGCCGGCGGATACCAGCTCTGGCAGAACCAGTTCGCCGCGATGAACCCGTCGACGATCATAATAAAGCTCGCCAAGGAGTCGATGGGGGACTTCTCGATCACCCAGGGATCCTTCACGTCCTTCACTCCGGAGAAGGGTCCCGAGGGTCCGGCCATAGGGGCTTACGCCAAGGACGTCATGGCGTACTGGCAGCTGAAGTTCGCCAACATCTGGAACAGCCTCGTCATCTACGGATCGTCCGGAGAGCTGTACTCGTTCACGGGGGACGGCGACACGGTGTCGCCCGTCAACCTTTCGGCCCAGATGAACAACCAGGAGGAAAAGCTCTCCGGGAACAACCAGGCCACGAGCGTCTTCAAGATCCAGCCGAACGAGATAACCCCGTTCAAGCAGGAGCTAGCGAGGGCCGGGGACGTGGAGCTCTTCCAGACCGAGGCTATGTCGAAGCTCTCGATCGCCCAGGCCTGCCGCGATCAGTCCGGGTGGGAGTTCTTCTGCGACCCGAGCGGCGACATAGTCTTCAAGCCCCCGTTCTACAACCTGAACGTCCTTCCGAACAAGCCCATCAGCTGGATACAGAACTATGAGATCATCGACGACTCGGTGACGGACTCCGAGGCCGAGGTATACACGCACATCACGTCGAGCGGGAACGCCTTCGGCGGCACCATGGACTGGGGCCTGAACGACGAGATCACGACTCCGAGGACCGGCGTCATCGACTTCCACCTTCTCCGCAGGTACGGGTGGCGTCGGCTGGACTACCAGTGCGAGTGGGCCGGAAACCCCAAGAAGCTCTTCTACTGGCTCATGGACTACCTCGACCGCATGAATGCGAAGAGGCAGGCCGGATCCGTCACCATCCCGATGCGCCCGGAGCTGAAGCTCGGCTTCCCGATATGGTTCCCGAAGTACGATTCCTTCTTCTACGTCACCGGCATCTCGCACCAGTTCTCGGTCGGCGGTCAGGCCACTACGACGCTCACGCTCATCGCCAAGCGCTCAAAGTTCATAGCTCCGAACAACATTGGGTTCATCAAGAAGTCCGGGAACACGCGCGACGAGATGGTCCGGGACTACGGCGTTCCTTGGAAGAACGGGGAGCCCAAGAACAAGGTCGTCGACGGGCGCCGTGCGTGGAACTCGGTTCAGATTCCGACCTACGAGATAGGCTTTCCGAACCGGCTTGGCGGCACGGCCGGCCTCAGCAACGAGGAGACGATGGGCCAGCCCGTCGTAGTCCGTAGTCCGAAGACCGGGAAGCTCCTCGGATTTCCGAACGCCGTCATGGTGTACCGCTCGACGATCGAGGGGACGGTCCTTTCGAAGATACTCGAGGAGCAGGGCTCCAAAAAGTCGAAAGCCCCCGCGAACCAGGACAAGGGTAAGAAGGACACGGGTCCGAAGTACAACTACGACCACACCGTGACTCAGACTTTCTCCAGGCTCCGCGGCGACGCCAGGGCTAAGACCATATCGTTCCTACGAGCTCACCGGTACGAGGCCGGCATGACCAACGGAGGGGCGTACGACTACGCCCGCGACGAGGACCGGGTCTTCCAGGAGATGACCCTGATCCCTACGAACTCGATCTCCTGGAACAAGGCCGGAGAGGATCCGAATCAGCCGTCCACGTTCGACAAGACCGTGGCGGCCGGGAGCGACAAGAAGAAGGCCGAGCAGCAGAAGGCGGCGGTGGACGCCCAGGCCGCGGTCGTGAAGACCGCCAAGGGGAAGGTCGACGCGCAGGTGACGGCCGTCTCCAATATAGACAAGCAGCTGACGGTCCTCCTGAAGAAGCTCCCCTCCGTCCCGAAGACCGTGAAGAAGGCGCCCCCGACGCCGGGGACCCCCGACGGGACTTCCACGACCACCGCCACGGAGCCTCCGGACATCGTGGACAAGAGAGCCGAGCTCCAGGTCGCGAAGGACAAGCTCGCGCTTCTTCAGAAGGACTACGACGAGGAGAGCCTCGCCCTCACCCAGACGAAGGCCAACCAGGGGACCGTCCGAACCCTCGCCAGCCTGAACGTACTGGTCCGACCGGTTTCGGACGACTTCGGGTTCGAGGTCATAGGCCACAACAAGTATGGGCGCGGGGCCTTCATCGACAGGGGCAAGATCCAGCTTGCCGGGGACGCTCCGGGTGGCGTGATCAACAGGATCAACGTCCAGTTCGCGCCCACGGGCGGGCTTCTGACCGACCCCGGGATCGTCGGAGCCCAGGACGGCAGCTCCGCGGACTTCGCCGCGTCGTTCGAGCGCATGCAGCCGGACGACTATGTGACCGGGGCCACCTTCACCGGCTCGAACAAGTCCTCCGACATAAAGGAGTTCCAGTTCACGGATCAGAACACGTACACGAACCAGATCAACGCGAACGTCGGGCACAGCCTTTACGTGGAGGCCGACCAGACCAGGAAGTCCAAGACCCTCGGGGAGCTCAAGCCCACCATCGCGATCGGCGGGCTGGACGGGCTGGACAGCTGCTCGTGCGGGATAGGGCGCGCCGACTGGCTTGCCCTCCTCCCCACGGACGTCATCGTGCAGGTCCTGAAGGCCGAGAGCGGCGCGGACGTGAAGCCTCAGAACGTGGAGAACGCTTTCGGTGCGAAGATCACGTCCGGAGCGACACCTGGATCGCCAACGAGCCTGTCCTTGGAGAACGACAAGGCCAATAAGGCCATAGCGCAGATATTTCCGGGCCTGGACGTCCAGACCACCTTCACGGGCCTGGACGCCATAGTCGGGAACGTGACGACCGGCGGGTTCTTCGACGCCCTGACCAAGTACCTGCAGAAGCTCGTCGCGACGAACTATGAGGCCAACGCCAGGAGGGAGGGGCGCTCCAACGCCGAGGAGCGTGGGGTCGTGAGCCAGCTCTTCGACGCCGAGGAGCAGACGAACATCCTCGGGGATGACGGACAGGATCCCCTCTTCGCCCGTGCCGCGTCCGGGGACCCGGCCGCCCTGGACGCCCTCAGGAACCAGGTGGCGAACTCGAACTTCGGCATGACCGCCGCCGCAGGAAAGAACTTCAAGAAGGCCTGGGACGACGGCAAGGAGAAGCTCCAGCAGACGTTCGAGCACTTCGGGGCTTCCGGCGGCACCACCGTCTTCGCCGTATCGGCCGGGAACGCCTCCGGATCGGTCGGCGTCTCCGTCGGGACCGTCGGGACGCAGCCCTCGGCGGAGGCGGCGGCGGCCACGGCGGCGGCGGCCAACGCCACGGCGGTCTCGGCCCTCACTCAGGCCACCACCGGAGTCCCGCCCTCCCAAAGCCCGCAGCCCAAGCAGGTCCAGCCCCGCAGGCCTTCCCCGAACCTGAGGTCGCTGATAGTGAACCCGTCGTCGCCGGCCGCCCTGAACCAGCCTCTCGTCGACGCGCAGAGCGCCGCGTTCACCGCGACCATCTCCACCACCCCCGGGCCCGTGGACCCCATCCCGACCTCGAAGCCGAAGGTCAAGAAGCCCGGGACCCCCTAGGCGTCGCGCGGCGGTTCACCGCCGCGCACGGCCGCGACGAACCTCGGGTCGCACTTTGCCGGGGTGAGCACGTACGTCAGGACCCCCTCGGCCAGCCTGTTGACCGGCGACACTATGGCGAGTGACTCCGTCGTTCCGGCCGCCGTGCTCACCATGTGCCTGATCCTGACGACCTTGCACGACAGGGAGATGCTGTACTTGCCGTCCTCCTTGTCCACGACGCAGTCCAGGCTGTTCTGCCTCCCCACGTACCCGATCAGGGCCGGGTCCTTGACCGGGATGTTCAGGGAAACGGTGTGGCCCTCCTGGATCCAAGGGAGGTCCACGAGCCACCTCGCGCCCTCCACCATCTTTCCCGACATCGCGGCTGCCTGAATGATCAGTGGCACGGTAAGCCTCCTCTACATCAGTACCGTACAGTCATGGCAGGAGGAAAGACAGGCGGACCCGGCGACCTACCCGAAGTCCCCAAGGGCGGAGTGTCGATGTCGCGCGACATGCGGCACCCCGGCGGCCCGAAGCAGGCCTCCTCCTCGGGACGCGAGGCGTTCGCATACCTGCACGCCGGCCACATAGTCCACGTCGACACCGAGACGATGGTCTGCTCGGTCCGCCTGGACTCGATGCAGAGCGAGAGGCACGACGTCCCGCTCCCCGCCGCGGCCGGGTCCGGCCCGAGGAGCTGGGCGGGCCTCATCCCCGAGAAGGGTACGAAGGTCCTGATCGGATGGAAGAAGGTCGACGCTTCGGCGCGCAACTTCTCCCCGTACATCGTCGAGTTCCTGACGAGCGGGACGTTCGCGGCGCGCGAGTACGAGCCGTTCATGTCGATGCCTCCGGAGGACGCGGCCGCGGCTCTGGACCTCCATCCGGAGCTCGCGGACGACCCGCGGTACAACATGGGCGTCGTCCGGCTCAAGGCCCGGAAGGGGTATCCCGGGGACTTCATCGCCTCCTCGAGCGGCGGGTCGGACTTCATCCTGGACCGGGACGTCCTCCTCACCAACCGCGCCGGGAACGAGCTCCGCCTCAGGGACTCCGACCAGACGGCCGTCCTCCAGACCCTCAACGAGTTCACCAGCAACTCCGCAGGATACTACCGCCGCGGACTGGTTAAGCGCAACGCCTTCAACATCCTCCCGGACCTCTATCCGGTCGAGGACGCCAAGGTGGCGATCGTCAGCCCCGGCGACCCGGCGAACGGGAAGGATGCGAACGGTGAGCCTTTGGACCGGTCGGCGGCGTACGACGCCCTCCTGAACTTCGGCCTCATCAAGGAGGACGGGTCTGCGAACTTCGAGGAGGGCGTGTCCCCGTCCGGAAACTCCAAGCTCGTCGATCCGATCTATCCGCCTATCACCACGTCCGACGGCCAGAGGATCTCGTACGTCGTCCACGGCGAGCACAGGTTCAGCTTTGCCGACACGCTGTACGCGTACGTCGAGGACAGGACCGAGCTCCGCCACATCTCGGACGGGATCATGGCCGTCACCGAGGAGGGCGACGGCTTCCAGGTGGACCCGCCTTTCCCGGCCTACGTGGAGGACGTGAAGGGGACCGTCGTCGGGAACGACTTTCACTCCGACGCCGGCCGGCCCTTGTACAGGCGCGTCCTCGGCATGAAGCTCTTCACGAGCCCCAACCAGAAGATCCCGTCCGACTTCCCGACGCTCGAGGCCGTGGACACGGTCACGAAGCTCGGGATCATGGACGCCGTCGGCCTCGCCAGGCTCTTCAGGATCAACTGCCCGCAGCAGGGCAGCTCGAACCAGTTCGCCTTCGGCATCACCAAGGAGGGCAAGGTGATGTGCCACATCCCGAAGACCCAGTATGGAGAGCCGGACGAGAAGGGCAAGTCCCTGGAGCTGAACCTCCAGGGCCTGTTCAAGGCCATCATCGGCGCGGACGAGAACTCGGGGAACCTGAGCCTCGACATGAGGACGGTCGGCGGCATCAACCTCGACGTCGGGAGGTTCAACGGCGGACCGTACGCCGGGTCCTCCGTCGTCCTGAACCTCCACGGCGGGGTCAAGCGGATACACAACGGTGATCCGGACACGGGCGTCGCCGACGACGTCACGTACAACGGGTCCGGGAGCGAGATCGGGACCGGGTCCAAGCTCGTGTCCTGGGGCGGGAACATAATCAACAACGCCGGCGGCGAGAACGCCCAGTCTGGCCAGAAGATCACGATAAACGCCGGGGCCGGCGGCCTCATCAACACCGTCGCGGGCGACCTCGGGAACTCGGTCCTCGGCAAGACCCAGGAGCAGTACGCTCAGATCGTCACTACGACGTACGCCCTCGGGAAGGTCCGCACGACCGTCTCCGGCGTGGACTCCCTGACCATGCTCGCCGGGGCCATCACCCGCACGCTCGTGGCCGGCGTCGGCATAGCCGACACCGTCACGGCCGGGAACCTGATCCAGACCGTCGCTACCGGGAACAACCTGATAAACGTCGGGACTGGGAACCTTGCGGCCACCGTCGGGGCCGGTAGCCTGTCCCTTACCTGCGGCGCGGGGCCGGTGTCCGTCGTCTCGGCCCTCGCGGCCGCCATCACCTCGGGGGTCCTCATCTCCCTGACCACCCCGATCACGAAGATCGGCGCGACCGTCCAGGGGTTCGCCGTCGCCGGAATCCCGGGACCCGGCGGCCCCCACCTCGACTATCTGACGGGAATCCCGATCCTCGGGGTTCCGACCGTGACGATCGGTTAGCCTGGACATGCCCGTAGACCCCGGAACAACCCTCCCCATATTCCAGGGGATGCTCGCGGCGAACGCCGTCATCGGGCCCGGCAGCGGCCAGCTCGCCGCAGGGCTGGCCAACGGCCTGTTTCAGTACCTGTCCGCCTCCGTCACCGTGCTCTCGATAGACGCCGGCACTCTCGGGGCCGGAACCGGTGTCGGGTTCGGCCTCATACTCCCCCCGAGCGTCATCCTCGGCGTCCTGAGCCCGATGATGGCGGGTCACCTTATACTCGGTCCGTTCGCACCCTCGACGGCGAACGCCATAGCCATGGCCGTGTCCCTCTCCCTCGCCGGAGCTTCGGTCCAGACTGTCAACGCCGGGGTGGGTATAGGGGCTGGGAAGGTCCAGCTCGTCCCCACCGGCACGGGCGGGGCTGTGTTCGCCGCCGCGATGACCGCCGCGGGCCTCACCGGCCCCATGGCGTCCGCCCTCGGGGACGCCGTCGGGATGTCGCTGGACACCGTGATCGCCGCCGTGATCGGCGTCGTCGTCATAGCCGGTCCGCCAAACATTCTGCCCGGAGCCGGCACCGGCGTAGGGAAGATCACCTGAGGAGTACTGTCCGACATGTCTCTGAACATAAGCGGGGGTCTCCTCGAGGGAGTCCGGGTCGCCACCGGGAACAACCCCTTCACGTACCCCGCCCGGTCCGTCATCGTGGACCAGGGCCAGCTGGACTCCGTCCAACAGCCGTCAGAGTATATGGTCTTCGTCGGAGGCCAGACCCCCTCAGCCTCGGGGATGGATATTGGCTCTCCGGACCTTAGGCTTTCCTGGAGCAAGAACCAGGGCACTGTCACGAGGTTCGACTTCGACGCGTTCGCCAGGCGCTGGAACACCACGCCCGGGTCGTCGCCGGACCTCGTCGGGAAGTTCGGAAACTCCCCGCGGCTGATCGTCCCCGTCCCCGATCCGTCGGTCCCGTACTCCGACGCCCCCTATCAGCTGTACGTCGGATATCCGACCAGGCTGGCCACGTTCACGGTGTCGATCGTGGAGTCAGCGGTCGACTTCGGAAGCCCCCCGGCCGGGACCGCAGAGCTGACGCTCGACAAGGGAGAGCTGAACTTCGGGCCAGCCGACCTTGCCAATCTGTCGCTTGTCGGCGGCACCGTGTACTTCACCCGGCAGGGCTTCTTCGACAGGTCCAAGAGCAAGGGCGTCATCGGGAATCTCCCCGACAGTTCGTCCGTCAGCTACAAGCTCCTCCTCAACCCGATCCTGGGATCTGTCCAGACTCCGCGCGTCAGGATCGGCTACAGGAAGTACCTCACCCCCGTCCCGTACGCCACGGAAACCTCAATCGTCCCTCCCGCCTCCGGATCCTTCGCGTTCTCCTACGACACCGGGCGGGTCGTGTTCGCCCCGGCGGACGTCGACGCTTTCGCCACGGAGAGCGTCTACTATGACGGCGTGGTGGTCGGGTCGTCGGGCCTCACCAGGTCACTCGTCGGACCGATGACCAGCTTCTATCCGGTCCCGTGCGGATCCTTCGCCGGATTCATGAGCCCGTCCGACCAGACTCGCTACGTGCTCCTCGTCGAACCTCCGTCAGGCCCGCGGTACTACCTCCAGATCTCGTTCTTCAAGCTCTCCGACGGGTTCCCCTCCTCCCCGAACTCCGGCACGGCCCTCGTGGAGTCCGTCACGGGCCTCGTTTACGTGTCGCAGGACGACTTTCTCGTCTTCCCCACAAGCCAGGTGTACGTGATCGACACGTACCTCCAGATGGAGAGCGGCGTGTCGGTCCAGCTCTACAGGAGCGCCGTGAACACGTCCGGGTTCGAGCAGGAGCCCGACTTCGTGGAGGTGTATTCCGTCCAGGGCCAGGTTGTCCAGGACGGCCTGAGCTCGCCGTTCGTGATCCTCCCCACCATCCCCATCGTCGATTCACCCCTCTCGTATTCCGTGACTCCGGCCCCCGGCGGAGGGACATTCACGGGTGAGCTCGTCGACGGGGCGGATCCGACGAAGCCCGGGACTGGGTACCTTCTCGAGCTCGACTCCAAGCAGGTGAAGTTCTCTGATCGAAGGACCATGTCGGTCACCCTCCAGAAGGCCACACCGACCCTTAAGCTCGAGGATCAGGCTGTCAGCCCCCTCGGATTTCGGGCGACGAGGAACGGCTCCCCGATCAGTCCGGGAGCGGACTTTGACTTCAACCCGAACGGCGGGCTTGTCGAGTTCGTCGAGCCCGTCGGCGAGAACGATCCGAGGAACGTGATCGGTCTGCTCGGGGCTTCCGTCCTTCCGAACAGGTTTCAGTCGTCACGCCCGGTGTTCGGCTCTCAGTCCATCGGATCGTGGATCGTCGTCTCTTCCGGCCTGAACGCCGGCGTCTACCAGGTGACGAACTTCGTGTCGACGTCGGAGGTCGTGGTCTCGAGGGACTTCAAGTCCGCCCAGTCCGACTCCGTGGACGTCAGGTTCGGGATCGAGATCGTCGCCGACCGGTTCTTCGTCGACTTTAGGCCGCCGTTCAGGAAGATCACCGTCCAGCGGTCCTCCTCCTTCTCCGGACCGTCGACCACCCTGACGTCCGAGGACTTCACCGTCATAACCCAGACCGGGCAGGTCAACATCGTGAAGGCCGCCTCTCCGGGCGAGATATTCAAGGTGAGCTACATATGGCTGAAGTCGGACGACGACGGGGTGACCGTGGTGCCGACTCCGGTCACGGAGTACGCCGCGTTCAAGGTGAGGCAGGAGGCCGCCACCACGATTCCGGGCACCGGGATAATTCACTTCAACCCCGGCGGGAAGACCGTGGCGCCGGGGAGGCTCATCACCCTCTACATCGACGGCGTATCCGTAGAGCCGACGAACTTCACGTTCACCGCCCCGGGGACCATCGTCGTCCCCAACTCCCTCACGACGGAGGACGTCGTCGTCGACTACTTCGTGAACGAAGCCCCGGGGGGCAACCAGCTCTTCACGCTCACCGGAAGCCCGATAGACCTGGACCGCGCCCAGATCGTGGCCGGGCAGGCCACCTCCACGTTCAACGGGAACGTCACCAACGTCGTGTCTGCCGGATCGGCCTTCCTCTCGGACGGAAAGGACATGTTCCTCGTGAGCGCCGTGGTCTACGACCCGTCCTCCGACTCGACGTCCGTCACCTTCGACCCCGTCCCGGAGGTCGACACAGGGTTCGCCCCCCTGAAGGTGAGCGGCCCCGTAACCCTCAGCTACTCGTCCCCGGAGACGAGCCCGGTCGACGTCGTCCCGAAGGGATCGTCCACCCTCTCCGTCCAGGGCGTAGCCCCGTACAGGGGCGGGACCGTCGTCACGCTCGACGGAGATCCGTTCCTCGCCCTGTCGGCCGTCTACGACCAGGCCTCGAACAGGACGAACGTCACCATGGCCGTGAAGACGGCCAGGAACTACATCATCCCGTCCGTCACGAGAACCGTGAGGCCGGTCCTGAACCCCGGTACCGACTTCTCCACGTCGAGGCCGGCCCACGTCGGATACCCGTTCTCCCTGTTCCTCGACGGATCGTCACCGCGCCCGCTGACGAAGGACCTCGACTTCACCGTGGCCGAGGGCGGCATTGTGAAGGTCAACTTCCAGGTCGCGTTCGGCAGCTCCCTTTACGCGTTCTACGTGGCCAGGACGACGCAGCCCGTCGGGACGTCCTTCGTGTTCAACTACGCTCGCGGCATTGCTCCGGGAGTGACCAACGGCCTTCAGGGCCAGAAGCTCGCCGCCACGTACAGCCTGTACTCGCCGGACACGTTCTTCTACAGAACCCAGACCATCGTGTCCTTCATCCCCGAGGTCGTGGACGAACTGAAGAAGTCGGCCTCGAGCGGCGTCTCCGGTCCGAACACCGCCAGCAGGTCCGCCCTCAGGACCAAGGACCAGGGCTCCCCCAGCCTGTACTTCGACGAGCAGCACATAGGGAATGTGGACGTCGTTGTGAGGAGGCTCCTCAAGTTCTACAACGACCTGGTGAACCAGTACGAGGACGTCCTTACGGACCTGGACGGGAGGGTGGTAGGAGGGAAGTTCGGGAGGTTCCGGTACGACGACCAGACCCACACCGTCAGCGACTACCCGTCCATCACGAACGACGTGGACGACCGGGTCAAGCTCTTCGACTACGTGACGCTCGTGAGCCTGAACCCGTTCATCTTCGGAGCCACCCCGTTCTACTCGTACATGTACGAGCCGAACAGCCTCTCCAGGATATTCCCGACGGTCGATCCGTTCGTGACAGCGGCCCTGAACAACAAGGTGGCGCCGATAATCGACTATAACAAGACCCTCGGGAGCCTCGGGATTGAGAACATCACGTCCGTGAGCACGATGACCTCCTCGAGGGCGGCCTCCCTGTTCACCTCATCCGCGGCGTCCGGCGGAAGCACGAGCTTCGTGATCGCCAAGAACGGGGATCCGAAGACCCTCGTCCCCGGGTTCTCCGCCGGCCAGAAGGTGTTCGTGTACAACCCCGACGGGTCGCCGTTCAACGTTGTCTCGACGGCAGTCTCGTCCGTCACGGGCTCCGGGCCCTTCACGGTCACGGTCTCCGGCGTGACGTACTCCGGACAGACAGGCGGGCTTGTCCAGGACACGACGGACTCGTCCGTCGCCGCCAACCACTTCTATACGCCCGGCCGCGACATGAGGATCGATCCGGAGACCGGCCAGATCTACAACAACTACTTCCCGCTCCCTCTGATCGGGACCATGTCCGTCCCCGTCTCGGGGAACGAGCTCGTGGACTGCTCCGTGACGTACGGGAACTCGGAGACTGCGCCGAAGAGGATCCCCGCGCTCGACGGCTCCGAGCTGTGCGACGACGGAAGGATCTCCATCCCGCCCCTCAGCAGGCTTGCCTCGTCCGAGTCCCTCCTCCTGACCGCGGAGCAGGACGCCCTCACCAGGATCGGGAACGCGAAGGTGCAGGTCGACCTGGTGACGGTGACCCTCGCCGTCCCGGTCCCGTACGTGGTCGGGAGCCAGGTCCAGTTCCTCGCCGGCCCGAACGCCGGCGCCGTCCGGACGGTCCTCGCCTCCATATCCGTGACGTCCTTCACGGTGTCCGTCGCGTTCCCGGTCCCGGACCTCGTCGGTAGCGACATCTTCATCGCCTCCACGTACGGCCAGATCACGTCCATCGTCGCGTCGGAGCTCGCCGTGGTCGGGACCAACCTGGCCGTCGCGCCCGTACCTCCAGCCCTGATAGGCCCGGTGGACTCGGAGCTCAAGAGCATCGACTCCGTGATCCGGGGCTTCGGGCAACAGCAGGCCTCCGGCACGGGCAACGCCCTGGTCCCGGACGTCCTCACGGATCCGTCCGTGAACTTCGCGACGGCCGTCCCGCCCGTCACGTCCTCGAGCCTCCTTTACGTGACGTCAGGGCCCGGGACCGGCCTGTACAACGTCGCGTCGGTCACTGCCCACACGCTGACGGTGGATCCTTCCTCCCCCTATCCGTCCCTCCCGGTCGGCGGTCCGTACCCGTACATGGTAATATCCCCTTGGTCTTTCCTCACCGAGAAGGAGTTCAAGTTCGCCACTGAGTTCCTCACCAAGACGACGGTATTCTACGGCGTGACGGCCGTATGGGCCGGGTCTATCGGCCTCGCCGGGGTTGCGGCCAGGCAGGCGACCGTGACCGCACGCCAGAACGACGTCGCGTCTTTCATAAAGAAGATCGGCGGGCTACTGGGCCTGGACGACAAGCTCTACGACACGAGGTTCCTATGGATACAGCAGAGGACGGACAAGAAGAACGGGACACTGACGCAGCTGGTCCTGGCCCAACAAAGGAGGGTGGAGAACACGGCGAAGATAGTGGCCGATCAGCAGAAGCTGCTGATCGCGAGCCAGCTGTGAGCGGGGGAGCTTCGTGGAAGCATGACCAGGACCTTTCGTTCAAGAACGTCCGTACCGTCCTCGAGAGCGCGAAGTCCGCCCTGGAGAAGGCCATAGACGTGGAGAAGCAGAACCTGTCCCGAATGATCGGTGCCAGGGACGGCATCAGGAAGTAACGAGGGCCCGCCTTGAGTGACTGGAACACAGTATCGATTAAGTTCGATCCATTCGCACCGCTTCTTCCGCCGCTGAAGAGCGTGCTCATGGCGCTCGAGGTGGTGGAGGCTATCCTCGAGGCTCTTCTCGACCTGATCAAGATCTTCCTGCTCGACCTTCTTAATCCTCTGAAGGCGGTCATCGCCCTCATCATCGCCGCGATCCGCACCATCATCAACCAGCTCCGCGCGACCGGGTTTTCCGTGCTCCTCGTGCACCCGGACTTCTCCAGGCAGGACATCTCCGCCGTCTTCCAGTCGGTCTCCGGGGCCTATCCGGCTTTCGAGTCCAAGGTGTTCGGGAAGTTCCACGACACGTCCGACGTCTTCAGGCCGACTTACCCGAACGGCTCCGCCGTGGCGATGCTCGTCCTGTACATCGGCGTCGACTCCCCCGGCGACCTTATGACGCAGCTCATGGCGCTGCTGAACTTCATCAAGCACCCGAAGCTCCTCACGGGGCTTCCGGCCCCGACGGACCTGAAGGTCCGTCCCGCCCTCAAGAGCGACGACCCTACGGCCATAGCCAGGAACGTCGTCAAGAACTTCAGCCAGCTCTTTGGAGGGACCTACGAGAAGGCCCTGGTCCTCGAATGGCGCATGCCTTCAGCCCCGACGGCGTCCAACGCCCCGAGCTTCATCAACCAGTTCTCCACCTTCATGAACTCCTTCAGGATGCCGAGCTTCATCGTAGAGAGGAGCGTCACTCCGACGGGAGAGGCCGTGATCGTCGAGCTCAAGACTCAGACGACCAGCAAGGGCGACCAGGGCCTGATGGGGAAGTTCAGCTTCCCCAAGCCGTCCAACAAGGTTGAGCTGAAGGAGGAGAGCGGGAACGTCTACAGGAACTTCGCGGACGCCCGCCACGACGTCTCGGGCGTCAGGCTCGCAGAGGGGTTCGCGACCGGTACTTACCGATACATCGACGACGATCCGAACCTAGTGGCCGGCCGCACGTACTACTACAGGGTCAGGGCGTACTTCGGGAAGCCCTCCGTCTGGATCAGCGCTGGCGTGAAGCTCAGTCCGACCGACACGACCGACTATGATCAGGACGCTCTCCAGAAGACCGCGGACTCACTTGGTAAGAACACGGAGCTCGTCAAGAGCTCCGGAAACCAGAAGTTCATCCGGTACGGGAGCGGTGTGGTCATGGGCCAGCCCAGCGCCATCACGAAGGGGTTCGTCCCGAAGAGCAAGGCCGACTACGGCGGCTTCAACCCGTACGAGGCCGTCTACGACGCGGTTCGGGCCGGGCTCCTGCTGAACTTTGAGTTCCCTCCCGCCCAGTCCGGCGGAGGGGACACCGCGTTCCGCGTATCCCAGAAGACCGGGTGGGGCACTCTCGCCGCGGTCGGCGGCCAGGTCGGTCTTCTGAAGTCCGGCATAGACAACGCCGTGGACCTCGCCCAGAACGTTTTCTTCAAGACGACGGCCCGCCGGGTCTCGAACAACACTTGCACCGCCATACAGAGCTCCCCGAAGCTCATCGACCTCCTCTTGGAGAAGTGGAGGTCCGGCGGCGTCGAGCAGACGGTGAACGACGTCCTCGGGCGCGAGGACGCCTTCGAGCACAGAATCCCGTCGACGAACTGGAAGTTCATAGGTATCGGAGGCAGAGGGTCGCCGTCCGACCAGGCCAAGATCGAGGCCTACCTGTCGAAGGAGGACGGATACAAGGACGGCGAGCCCATGGAGGGGCCTTTCCCGATCAAGGAGCACAACGACAACAACGAGACCTTCGTCGCCGACGCGGACGCCAGGAGGGGCCTGGCCGAATTCCTGAACGTCTGCCTGTCGCTCAACTCCCAGACTTCCTACCTGTCGTGGTACTCGGTCACGATAGGCGATCTGTTCCCCGCGTTCATCCCGTTCATCTTCGACTTCGAGCAGTTCCTGAAGGCCCTCCTGAAGGCCATGGAGAGCGCCATCAAGGAGATCGAGGCGATCATCGAGACCCTCATCCAGAAGATTCAGCAGCTCGAGGCCATCCTCAAGACGATCATCGACCTCATCGAGCTCCTGAACATCAGCATCCGGGTGTCCATCCTCGGCGTCTCCTCGGCGAGCGGATCCGCCGACTCCCTGGCCTCCGCCATGCTCGAGTCCACCCAGAAGCCCACGGACTCCCCGTTCGGCCTGCACTCCGGGCTCGTGATGACCTTCGGCGGTCCCGGGGCCGGCTCCGTGGCTGCCTTCAAAGCGCTCGCATTCATACTGACGCTCAACCAGTTCTAGAACTATCCGTGACACCGTTCGAGAGAAACTGTCTGGACTATCGATGGGCCTCCTTTCAGTACGGTCTTGCAGGATGTTCTCTCTGACGGTGGAGGTGTAGGGATGGCGTTCAACTTCTTCGGAACCTTCACGACCGGCCAGTGGGACGAGCTCGAGACCTTCACGAAAATCCAGTCCAAGGACCTGAAGGACCGGTCCGCGTGGCTCGGCTCCGAGTCGTCCAGGATCGGGATCTTCAAGACCGTCTACAGCCCTGAGACCGGGTATCCGGAGAGCTTCACCGTAAGCCCTCCCTCGAGCTACGGCGCCAAGCTCATGAGGGCCTACCGCATTCTCGGCGGCGTTCCGGAGAGGGATATGCTCCTCAGGACCTCCGACGATCCCGTGTTCCTGACCCGCGGGACTAACGTCCAGAAGTCGACGGAGACCGGCGCCGTCGAGGGCGGATACTCGGACCTGTACTCGAGCGGCAGGAGGTACAGGGGTAACCAGAGGTTCGACAGGGACCTCGGAGTCATGGTGGAGAAGCTGAAGAAGTGGCAGCTCGAGGCCATAAAGCATAAGCGTGAGCATCTGGAGTTCAAGATCAAGCGGGCGCTAGACTATTCGGACCAGCTCCTCACGGAGAAGAAGATGCTGGACGCCATGCTCGCCAAGGACTCCGGCTCCTCCGTCGACCAGCAGATCACGGACCTGCTCGCCATGTTCTACACCCCGGGGCGCGCGAACGTCATCGACAACCCCATCGACAAGTTCGGGCTCGACATCGGGAAGCCCGGAGATCACTCTTTTCCGAACGAGTCCGCGCTCATCGACGGGGAGTCCCAGAGAGCATGAGCTACGACTTCGCCACCGAGAAGGTGTGCTCCCACCAGGTCGTCCTGGAGAGCGCCTCCATAGACGCGGTCAGCAAGGACGTCGTCCGGTTCCAGCGGCCCCCGATAGGCTCGTCCGTCGTCCTCTATCTGAACGGAGTCGAGGTGCCGCCGGGCGGCCTTTACTCGTTCGCAGAGCTGACGACCACGACCTATGAGCCCTTCAGGATCACGTCCGGGAAGGACGACCTCATCTACGTGGATACTGGGAGCGGCCCGCCCCGCATAGTCCAGCTCCTCATCGGCACCTCCGTCAGGGCGTCGGACCTGGCCAGGGACCTCGGGATAAAGATCCCCGAGCTCGCCATCACGGCGGAGAACAAGAGGGTTGTCTTCAGGTCCAGAGCTCCCGCCCGCGGCCAGTCCTTCTCGTTCCCGGATCCCAGGTGGTCCGACAAGACGTCCTCCCTGATCAGTACGGCCAGGATAGTCGGAGGGTTCTCCAGGATCGGGGTCATCCCGGGGCGGGTCGTATCCGGAAAAAAGCTCTTCCCGTCGTGGGATCTGACCGGGGATCCTCAGTCGACGATCGAGACGGACAGGATTATCCGGCTCTCCGACCCCCTGCCGAACAGCCTTCCGATCGCCCAGCTCACGTACCAGACGGCCCCGGCCAACTGCCGCAGGTGCTTCGGGATCCGCATCGAGTTCGACTACAGCATCCTGAACGGGACGTACGAGACCGTGGACGGGGCGGACCTCCTCCTTCAGGAGCTCGACAAGTTCATGTTCACGAAGGCCGGGTCCCACTGGAAGTGGCCGTGGCTCGGATCCCACCTCGTGGACAAGATAGGCGGAAAGGCCTCCTCGACCTCAGGGACCATCAACTCGATGATATCCATGGACGTGTCGAAGGCCTTCTCGACCTACCAGAACATCAAGGCCCAGCAGGCCCAGAACTTCCAGTTTCAGAACGTGACGGACGAGGAGTTCCCCCGCTCCATGGACAGCGTCAGCGTCACCACGCCGCCGGACGATCCGACCGTGGCCATAGTGACGGCGACTGTCTCCACCCGGAGCTTCCGGCCCATAGAGCTCAAGAGGGTCGTCGGGAACCCCAACCCGTTCTCCGTCCTCGGTCAGGACCCGACACAAGTCCTGAGGTTCGCATCTCAGCCCGACTTCCTGCTCAGGGGCTAGAACGTTTATGACATCATTCGTCCAAGATGGTTTGGACGATCTACTGCCACACGCACGTCAGTTCTGGTCGCCGATATGTAGGACTTACGGTCCAGACGATGTTGAAACGGTGGAACCAACACGTTTCGAAATCCAGATCTTCGAAGGGCGGCCGATGGCACTTCCCGAACGCCATCCGGAAATACGGGCCTGAGGCCTTCTCGCACGAGATCCTCGAGGTCTGCACCGATCTTGAAGTGGCGAACCTCGCAGAGAAGTGCTGGATCGAGCTCTACGACACGAGGAACCCGGAGAAGGGTTTCAACCTGACGAAGGGCGGAGCTCACGCACCTCATCTGATTCGGAAAAATCCGTGGGACGATCCCGCCTATCGGAAGAGATGTACGGAGGCCGCCCGGGCCACCTTCAACGACCCGGAGGTCCGGTCCAAGATCCGGCAGGCTCAAAGCGCCCTCGAATACTGTGAGCGGAAGGCCGCTATCAACAGGGAGATCTCTTCAAGGCCGGAAGTCAGGGCCCGAATGGCGACAGCCTTTAGCGGGAAGTCCCACACTCCGGAGACGTGTGAGAGGATAAGGTCCGCGCATCGCGGAAGGAAACTCGGTCCGGAGCATGTCGCGAAGATGTCCGAGTCTATCCGGAGGAGCCCTCGAATGAAGGCCGCCAGGGCGCTCAGGTCCATGGAGGCACGAGAGAAGACCCGGACCATGACTCACCAGAAGTGCTCTGTTCATGGCCTTGTACCTATCAGCGAAACTTATCGTTCGATGAACGGCGGGGTAGTTCGCTTCCAGTGCAAGGTGTGTGTGAGGCTCCGCATTGCCCGGATAAAGCATCTCCGGTCTTCTTCCAGCCCCTCGGCCTGAGGGCCCGTTTATCCGGGTAGCGTTGGTGACATGGCCACCGCCCCCAGAATAAGCTACTTCGACGGGTCCGGCTCGACCACGAACCTTGTCGTAACGACGAACCTGTTCAGCCTGTTCCTTTCGGGAACCGTCGATCCGAACACGGTCGACGTTCAGGTGGACGTCAACGGGAGCGGGTTCGTGTCCGATCCGACCCTCGTCGGGCTGATCGTCCCGGACTTCTCCGTCCCGAACCCGGTGAGCTTCCCGAACGGCCTTCAGCTCGAGAAGGGCGTCAACGTCATCCGCCTCAGGGCCATAGACCTCTCCGGAGGGGTCAGTCCGGTCTCGACCGCCACCATCACGGTGGCTTCCGACGTCGACCTTCAGCAGATCTTCGCCCCTCCGACCGGCGTCCAGCTCCGGAGAAGGGCCACCACGGTCGACATTACCTGGGCCGAGAACGGCTTCACCCCTCCCGCCGGCTTCAACGTCTACGCCTCGACCGGCCCTGCCGGGACTGGGTCCGGGTATCTCCGCGTGAACGCGGACATGGTTCCCGCGAGCACGCCCGTCGGGACGTCGGTGGACGAGTTCCCGATCGAGACCCAGACGTACGACTTCGTCAACCTTGACGGGACGGGCCTCAACTCGGCGGATCTCAGGATCCTGACCGAGACCGTCGACCCCGTCACGCAGGAGGTTATCGAGCAGAAGAGCCTGAACTTCGCGTCCCTCATCGGGGCTCCCGGATACAGGTTCTCCTACACGGTCACGAGCCTCTTCGAGACGAAGAAGTACCTTTTCAACCACGACCGTGGGGCGAGCGTCGGATCGGGTATCCTCAACAACGACACATTCTCCGTCGTGGCCCTCGACGCCCCCCTGTACTACGTCGTCACGGCTGTCTACTTCGACAAGGCGAACGGGATCCTCCAGGAGAGCCGGTACTCCACGGAGATGTCGGGATTCCCCCTCGCACTCAACTCTCTCATAAGGGGAGTCAGGATTAGGGATCAGAAGCAGATCACCCAGGACTACATCGGGGAGATCCAGAAGTCTTCCCCGGAGCTCGCCCTCATCCCCGGGTCCACGGTCCGCGAGGTCCACATCGAGCCGTTCGCGAACGAGGTCCAGAAGGCCTACTTCCTGGCGGACTTCGTCCACAGGGCAAAGTCGTTCCCGGCCCTCCTCGCGATCGACGATCCCGGACTCACTGGCACCAGCATCCCCGTGACCCAGTCCGCGTACAAGACGAACCTGAAGACCGCACTGTCCACGAACGACGACGCCGCGGTGCAGGTGTTCATCGACAGCTCGTTCGACTCTCTGGCGCTGAACTTCGACGTCAAGAGGGGAGGGTTCAGGCCCTCGACGGTGGTCCAAACGTTCTATACGACGACGAAGCCCGTGAAGGACCTCATCGTCCAGCAGGGAGCGGTCGTCACCTCTTCGACCACGCCGACGGCCCCCAGGTTCATATCGAGGGGCCAGGTCACGCTCCCGGCCCTCACCGCCTCCGCCTACTACAACCCGGACAAGCGCCGGTATGAGCTCAAGGTCCAGATGGTGGCGGAGAGCCCCGGCGCCAACGGGAACGTCCCGGCGAACTCTCTCGACATCGTGTCGTCCGGAGCCAAGGGGCTCTCGACGGTGAACGAGGTCGCCGCCGACTTCGGCCAGGACCTGGACTCGAACCTGACGGTCGCGGAGAACGCCATGAGGGCCCTCTCCTCCCTCGACACCGGGACTTCCGGCGGATACGCCCAGACCGCCGCCCTCACGCCCGGGGTCTTCGAGTCCAGGATAGTCAGGTCCGGCGATCCGTACATGATGCGCGACTGGGACCCCGTCCGCCAGAAGCACATCGGCGGGAAGGTCGACATATACGTGAAGGGGACGAACGAGAGGACCGAGGTCGAGACCTTCGCGTTCCAGTTCTCCGTCGCCAACAACGTCAGGTTCGACGTGATCGATCCGGCCGGGCTCATCTTCAGGGCAAGGGACTCGAGGCTCACCCAGTCCAACCCGATACAGGAGATGCTGTTCAACCCGAGCCAGGGCCTCGGCCTCAGGAACCACTCGAACTTCCCGACGACGTCCTACGACCTGACCGGGGTCGTCATACTGGACTACAGGACTATCCAGCTCAGCACTCTCATCCCCCAGCCGATCACTCTCCTGGACGACTTCGTGGAGGGCGACTACCGCTTCCGGAGCAACAACCGGTTCGTCGGGTCTCTGCAGCCGGTCCGGCGCGTCACGTCGGTCGTCGGGGAGATCTCCGGGGCCCTCGACTCGGCCCTCGGGTACACGCTCTTCAAGTCACAGGACCCTCTCCTCGACGGCGAGAGCACGATAGCCACGGACTACGTGGAGATCAACCAGGTCGGAAGCCGTCCGTCCGGGTCCGCCATACAGGTGAACGACGAGAGGCACGTCCTGATAGGGGAGTTCGTCGAGTCGATGAACTCGGTCGGGGTGAACGAGTTCACCCTTCAGGTCTTCTCCAAGGACCGGACCATCCTGTACAACGGTCCGAGCTCAGCGAGTCCGGACTACCTCGTCATATCCGGGACTCAGACCGTCCCCCTGAAGATCATCCGGGCGAGCGCCAGCGCCATCCAGTCGGGCTCGACGGTGTCCGTCGACTATGAGCACGACGAGAACTTCTCCGTGACCTACGTCGTCAACGACGTGCTTCAGCAGCTCCAGAAGAAGGTCGACAAGATGAAGCACGTCACGGCGGACGTGCTCGTGAAGCAGGCCGTCGAGAACCCGATGTCGACCGAGGCCACCATCCAGCTCCTGGCCAACGCGGACCAGGCCGGGGTGGACGCGAACGTCAGGACCGCCGTGTCCGTCCTGACGGACAAGAAGGGGATCGGGCAGCCGATATACCAGACTGACGTGTCGTCGTCGATGAAGGGCGTCACGGGCGTGGACTTCATCGTTCAGCCCTTCACGAAGATGACCCTCCAGACCGGGGCCATCAGGGTTCGCGACTCCTTCCCGTCGGACTCGACGTTCCTGCCGACCATCTCCGCGTACGCCAACGCCGTCTATATCATGACCCAGGCTCTTCCGTTCAACACGGTCGACGGCGGCGGCGGCGCGACCGTCCACCACGGCGTTTACATGGACAACCTGATCATGGAGGCCGCGCAGTCCCTGAACGCCGTCGGCCTCGGGGCGTACAGGTCATGGATAATCGGGTCGCAGGGCGCGGTCATCCCGGGATACTCGGACGACGCGACCCTCACCCCGGTCTACATCACCCCGTCGGCCGTCGCGGCCGCGAGGCTCGTCCTTACCGCCAACAAGGTGGTGGTGTCCGTGAACGACGGCCTCTCCCCTCCGGACGTCCCGGAGAATCACTCGTTCGCCGCGACCTACATCGTTTCGAACGACAAGGGCTCGAAGGACATCCAGGTCTCGTCCGTCGAATACCTGACTCCCGGCGATCTGACCCTCACGTGGCGGGCGGCTACCTGATGGCTATCGTAAGGATCAACCAGAACTCGGACGATAGCGGCGAGGAGTACGAGAGCAGGCTGCTTGTCGCCGCCGACGAGGAGTTCCGCATCCTCCTCAGGCTCCTGTCGTCCTACTGGCAGTCCACCATCGACGGTCCGAACTACGCCAGAGAGCTCAAGGCCATGGCGATCGCGCTCTCGAGAATAAGGATGTCGCTGGGCGACATCCAGAACGACACATACTACGTCGCCACCAGGACGGAGTTCCTGTACCAGGTGGTCACATCCGTCGTCTTTCCGAACCCGCAGACCGACGGGATTCCGGATCTCCAGAAGACCGACGTCGACTTCCGGGTCTTCCTTCAGCAGGTCATCTCCCTGTACTTCAAGGGGAGCGTCCCGGACTCCGTCAAGAAGGCCGCCGAGATTATCACCGGCGGAACCGTCACGGTCAGGGAGGCCTTCCTCGAGGCCCGCAAGGCCGGATCCGGCCTTGACATATCGGACGAGTTCGGGTTCGACGTCGAGGTCATCCTCTCCAGTCCCGGAAGCGTGGACGTGTTCCTCGCGGACAAGAACATGAGGATCCTCCTGAACATCATTCGTCCGGCCCACACCCTCTACAGGATCAAGTACGTCCTTCAGGATGCCTACAGGGGACAGCAGACGAAGACGAACCCGAACAAGGTCGTCGACTCCTTCACCTTCGACCTGGCCAACTATGGCTACGAGGACTTCAGGAAGTTCTTCACCGGAATCTACGGCGTTGACCAGGACGGATTCAGGAGATCGTCGAACGTGATCTCTGAGGATCACAGCGGGGACTTTTAGCCATGACGTACGTCCCGAACTCGTCCCAGTCGGACCTCGTCCTCGGCCGTCTCACCTTCACTCCGACGAACGTCCCGAGCCCGTCCTTCACGATGTCGGCGGCTGTCGTCGGCCGAAGGTCCGTCAGAGTCTTCTTCTCCAACCCGGTGGACGACTCCGCCCTGTCCCCCGGGTCGTACTCGATTTCGTCCCTCCCCGGACCCCCGTCGTACGTCCCGACGATAACGTCGGCGTCGTTCGACGACTCTGACAGGATGTCCGTGTCCCTGACCCTTGGATCGGCCCTCACGTATCCGAACCAGTACGTCCTGGCCGCCGAGGGCGTCTTCAGCTATTATGGGGAGAACTCCGTATCCGGACACCAGTTCACCGCCTCGGTGCCCGACCCTCCCCAGGCGGTCGACGCGTTCCTCGCCGGTCAGGGCTTCGTGGACGTCGTGTTCGACAGGCCCGTCGGGCCGTACACGACCGCGGCGTCCGGGATCCTGGCGGCGGTCGACCTGCCGGCCGACTCCCCGGCCGGATACGAGCAGTCGTATCTCACTTCCGTCCCGTGGGACCCGTCGATCCCGGAGAATAACGTTCGCTTCTCCCTGTCCGGTTTCCCGTTCCTGTACGGGCCGCCGGCCGTGTCGTTCCGCGGCGTGAGGGATGCGTCCTACAACGTCTCCAACGAGATCGTGGACCTGACCGTCGCGGATCCGCCGCCGCTCCCGTACTACTTCGGGTCCGTGTTCAGCGCTCACGTGACGAGGGCGTACGTCGACAGCCTTTCGGACGATCCGCGCGGCCCCGGGAGGGCCCTCGTGAACGTCTTCTTCAACAGGCCGATGCTCGGTCCGGACGTACTGGACACGTCGAAGTGGCTCGTAAAACAGCAAGGGTTCCATCCGGTCGGCGATTTCGTGTCGCTCCCCTCCCCGTTCCCGGTCCTCTTCGACCTTCTGACTTTCTGCACCGCCTTCCAGTCGTCCTTCAACGCCCATGTCGCAAGCCAGCTCCTTCATCCGAAGTACGTGGCGGCCCCCGACGAGACGGCCGTCATAGCCCTGGCCGCCGACCTGAAGTCCAGGTTCAACGCCCATGCGGGCTCGCCCGCCTTCCACCTCGTGGCCGATCCGGCCGACGAGGTCCTCAGTCCGGGGCCTTCGACCCTGGAGGAGGCCATCGTCGTGCTTAACGACCTGAAGCTCAAGTTCGACACCCACCGGACGGCCCTCGGCGTCCACGTGTCCCCGGACGTCGACTTCCCCGTCGTCCTGTCGGACGCCGTCGACGCCGTCACCGCGTCCGTCCTCGCGGATGAGCTCCGGTCCAAGGTCCTGAACCACGAGGTGAGCACCGACTATCACGTCGTCGCTGACCTGTCGAACAACCCGTCGGCACCGTATTCCGGAAAGCTCCTCCTCCCTCTCGGGACGGTGACCCTGAAGGACGCCATGCGCTTCGTCGAGGAGGCTCAGTCGAAGTTCGTGGCCCACGGTTTGGACAAGTTCACCCACCTGTACCCGGACACGGCCCATACGTCCGCGGTCGTCCCGTCTTACCACACGACCATCCTGGACGCCCAGAACGCGTGCCTCGTACTCAGGGCCCAGTATCCCGGGCACCTTCCTCTTTTCTTCCCCATCCCCTATCCGTTCATCGTCCGGAACAGGGCGTCCGCCGCCTCCTCATTCCCTCCCGTCGACAGCCTTACGTACTTCGCTCAGCTCGAGATTGGCGCGGACAGCAGCGTCCCTTCCTACCAGGTGAGCGCCAGCGTACGGACCGAGGACTTGTCCTCCGTCACTTCGTTCTTCGACGTCATTGTAGCCAGCCCCGGGTTCGCCCCGCCGGTCCTCATAACCGCCCAGACGGCCCCGGACCACCTTTTTGCGCGGTTCGACAAGGGCCTGGACTATCCGGACCTCACGAAGCTGAGCGTGACGGATCCGTCGGGCTCGAGGATCCCGGTCTCATCCGTCTCCCTCGTCCCTTCGCTCAGGTCTTTGTTCCTTCTCACGACCGACCTGATGGAGGCCTACAGGTGGCACAACCAGCCCCCGAACGGGGCCGGCCACAAGGTTCAGGACACCGTGAACTACCTTCTGGACTCCGAGTTCCCCTCGGAGAGCCTCCCCAGCGTTATCGCCGCGCTGAACAGGCTGAGGGACGTGTATGACGAGCATTCGGTCTCGACGTCTTTTCACGTCGGCCCGGACCCGAACCCCGTCCTGACCCCCTACGCTTCGGACTTCGGCTCCGCCGTTTCACTGGCGTCGACCATGTCCGAGATCTTCGGCGTACACAACGTCAATACCGGAATACACCTCTCGGCCGGGGCGATCTATGCGTCTCACTCCCTCTACGACACCGTGGACGTCGGGGCGGAGGGGTTCAAGGAAGGTGAGAGGTACGTCCTTCGAATGGAGAACAAGGGTTTCTTCAGGGACGTCAGGAACGGGAACGTGAGGAGGGTGTCCGAGTCCCGTCTTTCGTTCCACGGAAAGTCGTACTCCCCTTACCTCGCGTCGGCCGTCCCGAAGTCCGGCGTCGCCCATACGCCGTCCGGCATGAGGCTCCTGCCGGACTCCGTCCGATGGTTCTTCTCGAAGCCCATGATCCAGTCGAACCCAGGGCCGGGCGATCTATCGTTCTCCCCTTCGGTTAACGTCGGCCGTTCGTCTTGGTCCGGACCGGACGCCCTCTCCACCGTCATCAACAACATGTCGCCATCCCCGTATTCGGCCGACGCCGCAGGGATGCACGACAAGTTCGGGAACCGTGTCGGGAGGTTCATCCCGCCTGAGTTCCTCATACCCATTATTCCGAACGTGTTCGCTGTCGGGCCGTTCTCGATCGGTCCTGGTGGCTACAGTTCCATCCATTACGGGGACGGACGCCCTGCGGCCTATTTCTCCGTCGACTCTTATGACGACCACGTGGCCGCCATCCTGGCCTTCCCGTCCGCACTACCGATCGAGACATACCTGTACGACCAGGAAATGAACCTCCTGGCCTCGACCCCCGCCAGTCCGTCATTCAACCAGGTCCTGCACAACTTCACCCGCGGCAGATATATCGTCGAGGTCACCGTCCAGAACGCTCTGGACACCCCGACCATCACGGTGGACTTCCCGTCCCGGTCGGAGCCTCCGGTCCCGACCCTGATGGAGGCTACTGTCGGGTTGGCGGTCGGGACCGGGACGGCTTCCGACAACATGCCAGGCGGGTACGCCGCCCACATGTTCTTCACGGCCGACTCCGTGGCGACATACCTCCACGTGACCGTGGAGACTCCGTCGTGGGCGCCTTCCGTCCCCGGGTACGTCTTCGTATGGGTCACGTCCGGGTCGCGCACAGGTCCGGGCGTCGCCTTCGGGAGCGGGGCCGGCCTGTTCACCATGCCGTTCACAACGGTCATCTCCGGCCAGTATTTCGTGGAGGTAGTGTCCAGCACCCCCGGACCCCTCCTTGTGTCCGTGAGGCCCAGCGACTTCCCCTGAATCCGTCTTTTCTACGATAGGTAGGCATGCCCGTACCGATTTCCGGACTCCCGTCGGTCGCCGACCGGACCTTGTACACGAACAGAGGACCGATCGTGAAGAAGCCGGTCGCGCTTCTGTCCGGCGTGAACCTGCGCGTCGTGTCGGAGACGGAGATAGTCATACCGACCGGGTCTTTCGGGACTTCAACCGTCGGGAGGACCATCTCCATATCAGGATCCCCGAACGGGAGGAACGACGGAACCTTCCTCGTGTCCGGCTTCAGGAGCTCGACCAGGCTCGTCCTCAAGGGCGCGAGCTTCGACTATTCGAACGTCGTCCCCACGGTCGCCCAGATAGTCGCGCTCGCGAACGACCTGAAGGCGAAGGTGAACGCTCACGTCATGACGGCGGACCTGCCCCCGGCGGTCCACGAGAGCCAGGACATCCTGGACACAGTCTCGTTCGAGGACTCGGTCGACCTGCCGTCAGCCATCATACTCCTGAACCTCCTGAGGACGGCCTTCCTCAGCCACATCGTCAAGGTCGGCCCTGCGCCGTCCGTCCACTCCATCCCGGACACGGCGAACACGGTGTTCTATCCGACGGCCTCGGGGTTCCCCGAGGCCGTCCTTCTGGCGAACGAGCTCCGAATCCGCTTCGAGAGCCACAGGGACGCCCTGATATATCACGGCATTCGGGACGTCGTGAACAGGGTTACAGCCCCTTCCGTTTCCGTCGTGAAGGGCAGCGGGCCGCTGACGGGCCCGTTCCCGTGGACCCTCAGCGACCCACGGTACGGGCAGATAGCGGACAGCCCGCTCGACGTGACCGTCAGGGTCAACGGTTCTCCGGCGCCGGTGGACGCCGTGTTCGGCCTCATGGGTGCGGTCGTGCTCGCGACGAGGCCCGCGTCCACGGACTCCGTGACCATCGACTATTCTTGGCTCGACGATCCTCCCGTGCAGATAGAGAGGCTGAACTCGCCGGAGTTCGCACTGAACCAGGCCGGAGGGAAGGGTCTTTCCGGATTCCCGGGACACAAGTACAAGGTCAGGTCCACGCTCGTGGATCCCGCCAACCCGAGGACCGTCCGGTCCCCCTCTCTCCCGGTCACGACCGGATGGAAGTACAAGGGTCTCGAGAGGTCGTACACGGCGTCCCTGAACGATCCTAACCTTCTCCTCACGAACGTCCCGAACAACAGGGTTGCCTATCAGGTTCTCGCGACCACGGCCTCCGAGACAGTCATCAGGTATGACCCGACGACGCTCCCGGAGAACTCTTCTGATCCTTGGACGCTCAAGGGGACCGGGAGCTTTTCCCTCGCCCCCGACGGATCCGAGCTCACCATTGTGGATCCGAACTTCCATGCCGGCCCCGGGGAGGACCCGCCGTTCTACACGCACAAGGCGGACTTCACCTTCCCGAGCACCGTGTCCGCGGCCTTCCGCGCGAGGGTCGTGGAGGCCACGATCGACGGGTCGTTCACCGGCGTCGGCTTCGGCGTGGCGGACGGCTCGCGCACAGCCCTGATCGGGTTCATCGAGACCGACGCCAACAACCTTTCCTCAGGAATCTCCCTCGCGAACTCGGTCAAGGCGAAGTACGGCGCTCACCTCATGCTGACCGGTACTCACCTTCCGAACGACCCCTCGGACGCCGTGGACGTCGTGGACGCCAAGGACCTCCCTTCCCTCATAGTCCTGGCCAACAGGATGAAGGCCTTGTACAACTCGCACGCCGCGAAGGGCCTCGGGACCGTCCACGTCGTGGCGGACCCCCTCAACTCCTTGATCTCCCCGGACGCCAAGGACCTTCCGACAGCACTCGCCCTGACCAACGAGACCGCCTCCAAGTACGCCGCCCACAGGACTGCCTCCGGCGTCCACTACGTGGACGACCTCACGAACGTGGTAGGTCCCGTGAGGCAGGTCGGGATACTTACCTCCAGGGGCTTCCCGGAGGACGCTTCGAGCTGGAACAGCTCCGCGGCCGACTGGACCGTCGTCGCGACGTACAGGCTCCACAGGGACCAGGACGGGAACGTCTCCCTGTACGTCAGCGGATCGGTCGTGGCCGCGGCCGCGACGGCGCACAAGGACCTCCCTTCGACGTCCGACCTGGACATCCGGATCGACCCGGCCCAGCAGGTTTTCTTCGGGGCCGTATGGAGGGGTTCTTCGTCCACCAGCGGCTGGTCGTTCATCAGGGCGAACGTCATTCCGACCGACTACAACCAGATAGCCGACAATAAGTCGGTCCTCTATGACGCTGTGGTTGTCCCGGAGCTCGATCCGGTCGCGCCGTGGGTCGTCCTGGGGCAGGGAGGCACCGAGAGAATCCTTTCGGGCCCGAACTTGGTCGTCGACTCGACGTCCAGCGTCCCCCGGTCCACCGTCGACGCCCTCGGGCTCACGACGGGCGAGTATAGGGGCTACCTGAGGTCCGAGCCGATCCTCTCCGTCCGGACCACGTCGGCGATAGAGTTCACCGCCAGCGTCTCGTACTGGACGTTCAGCCTCGACAACAAGGGCGCCGGCCTTTTCGTCGACGACGGGACGTTCTCGACCCACCTCGTCTTCCTTCAGCACATGCCGTCGCCGGCCACCGTCACCGGGACGAGCACGCAGCCGTTCCCGATAGCGGCCTTCGACTCGGCCATCCTCTCTATCGGCTCTTCCCAGTCAATCGAGGTGGTCTTCCCGGCCCCGGTCACGACCGCAGCCCAGGTTGTGGCGGTGATCAATGCGGCGGTCGGGTTCGCCCTGGCCTCCGACGACGGATCGGGGAGGGTCAGGTTCACGGACGTGCAGTCCGGCTCGTCGTCCAAGCTCGTCATGCTCGGCGGCACGGCCCTGGAGAAGTTTGGCGTCGCCCTCGGCACGTACTTCGGCCGGGACTCCAACCCGGAGCCGAAGATCTCGTGGTTCGGCGAGTCGCTTCCCGACGAGGACGTGGCTCCGTGGGCCGCGTCCGGAGGACAGCAGTCCTCCATGTTCGGAAGGACGATGAGGGTGTCGGACTCGAGCACGTCCGACTTCAGGTCCTATACGGAGTCCGATCCGCTCTTCACCGCCCCGATCCTCGATCCGTCGTTCGACTGGAAGCTGGACGCCAGGCTCAGAGTCCTCTCCTTCACCGCCGGCGATCAGGTCATGTCCGGGACGAACCTGCGCTTCGCGGGCTCCGTCCTGAACGTCGACGAGGGCCCTGCGGGCAAGAACGTCGAGGTCCAGACTTCGGTGGACAACTCCGGGGTCCCCTTCCTGAACGTCCTCTCGTACAACCCTGGGACGGGAGCCCTCGATCAGAAGGCTGTGTTCCCGTTCGCATGGGACGACGGAAAGCCCCACACCCTGAACGTCTTCACGTCGAAGGGCGCCGGCCTCTGCGTCGTCCTGGCCGACGGCGTCGCCCTCGGGACGTTCTCGTACGTCACGCTGAACCAGGGGTTCTCCGGACCGTCCGTCTCGTTCGGGTCCGGCGGATCGCCGGTGGCGAACGGCGACCTGAGGACGGCCCTCAGCGTGACCGACTGGAGCTCCGTGGCCCTCTTCAAGGACAGCAAGCTGTCCGATCCGCTGGCCCCGTCCAGGAGGTTCGCCGGGATATACTCTGGCGGGGATCCGTCCCTCCTCAGCTCTTACTACCTGACCCAGGTCGACTGGACCGTTCCGCACCTCTACAGGATAGTGAGGGACCCCGTCAACGGCGTGTCCGTCTTCCTGGACGGCTCGAGCATCGCCTCCATATCCGTCAGCTATGACTCCCTCAAGCTCCCCCCGTCCTCTTCGAGCTTCTTGAAGGAGATTTCTGACTCCCGCCAGGTCGTGACCTTCGGGGGTTTCGATCCTGTGGAGATGTCCAGGACCGTCTGGGGGCCGATCAAGTACTCTCTCGGGAAGATGACCATCACCGACAGGAGAGTCCCTCCCCACCAGGTTCTGAACCAGGGCAACGCGTACGCCTCCCCGGACCACCTATATACGAAGGTCCCCCACCGGCATGCCGGCTTCAGGGTATACTCTGGCGGTACCCCCCTGGACGAGTTCATGTACGATCAGCGGGTCCGGAGCTTCACGAACCTGGGCGAAGGGACGCCCCCCGTCCC